AAATTGATCCATCATTGTTAAATGAAATTTTAATACAAGAAAATGGATAATCAGAATCAAGTCTTTCAGGAATATCTGGTAATAGATACGATTGTACTTCTTTTACTGAGTTATAGTTAAATTTAGAATTTAAAGCGCGGAACTGCTGATAGTAAACGTTTTGAGTAGTTACGTTAGTAGAGTAACTTGACAGACCACTCTTGATAGCAAGAATGTCTTGATAAATACTCGAAGCAATTTCTAGTTTTGAATTTAAAACAGAGTAAGAAATTCCAGAAAGAGAACCAGTTAGATTAGCTACGACTTCTGGCGTTAAACGTTTTTCAACAAATTCTCCGCTTTCATAAAATTGACCAGAAAAACTAGAACCAATAAAACTAAGGTGGCCTGTGAAAGATGCGTCTCCAGAATATTGAGACGATTGTTTAATAGGAGCGTCTTCTAAGTATATCCCTTCAAATATACCAACATCTTCAACATATTCACCTCGTTGATTGACTAATCCATCAATAGCTCCGTCAGAAATAAGGTCAATGCTTTCTACGTATTCATAAGACGAAATAGCTTGCAAGTCGCCTAGTTTTGGCGGCTTGAGAGTTGGTGGTGGCGGCGGGTCAGGTTTTTTAGGGCCACCAGCACCAGCAAGATTAGATGAATATCTGATAGAAAAATGACTCATGAAAGTAAATTAAGCGAAGATGTTGAAATCAAATTAGAGTTAGAACTATCAACAAACGCAGATTGATTTGTTGATTTTTTACTTGAAGTATTATTAAACTCGTCCCCAAGAGTCATGTTTAGAGGGAACGATTTCAAAGTAGATTGCACGACAAAAGAGCCAACGCGCAAACGCCCATAAACAAGAGGAACTGGATTCCCCTGTTCAAGAATATTTTCTCGATTACTAAATGCTAGAGATCGACTCATAGCAGAGCTTGTTGCTTCTGCTCCAGGGATTTTAGGATATTCTACTTTTCCAGCTTGGACATAAGAGTAAACAGCAGAACCAATTGAAATTGCTAAACTTACTCCAGCAGCAATTCCTGCGGGACCACTACCAATTATCATTGGTACAAAATCTATTTTTTTAATTTTATCAGAGATTTGTTCATTGTTTTTTACCCAACGGTCATTAACTATAAAGCTATAATGAATATTTTTTTGAGCCAGCTTTTTGAGTTCAAGAGGAAAATCATCATGATTTGCCTCCATAGCGAGCAACAAATCTTTTGGTTTGGAAAGCGCCATCTTATGCACTTTACCATACTTTTTAGCCAAAATACCATGAAAATGAACTTCTGTCATAATAAACCTTTTACCTTGTTCAGAATATTTACATCTATTTCATGATTTTGAGGCTCATAAATCGCAAATTTATCAGTTAGAACAGAATAAACAAGAGAAGCTAAGCAACAAGCATCTGCATTTGCCATGTCTAATTCAGAAAATTCTTCATCAGAACTTGGGTGAGAATGAAAAATGAAAAGAAATTCTTTGTCGTTTTTAAATTTTAAATAATCCAATGGATCAACGCAAAAAAATGAGTTAGGATCAGGAGATCGGTTTGCCAAAACCTGAGCCACGAATTGCCCATCTTTGCGCCCAATAAAAGCACAGCACTCGATTGTGCAATGTTTATTGCTATAATCTTTTAAGAAAAAAAGAATTTCTTGAAAATCAGCCGCGATTTTTGTAGGAAGCTCCATATTGATATTTGTCTGTGCCTGGGAAGCCTCCAAATGGCAGATAAGCATTTGCAGGATCAGCATTAAGAGCTGCTGGCACTAAATTATAAACTGTAAACAAACCAGTCGATGCGCCAGAATAACCAGAGTAAGTGATGCCAGTGTTAGAGAATCTTTTACGGCAAGCGTCAATTGTTTTAGAGCAACCATCTTTTTCCCAAGGAGAAGAGTCTAGACTTGGGTGATTGTTTTCGTTAGCTCTATGGTTTTGCTTGCAAACGTGCCATGTTCGATACGGGTCTTTGTCGGTGCTAACATAAGCTATATCGCCGCTGTAATAAAGTTTTCCGTAGTTCCACTCGTTTTCTGTTGTTTGAAAGTTAAATGTTCCTGTTGGAACATGAGTAAAATTAACATTATTGTCTTGACAAACAGGGCGACCAAAATAGTTGCATCCTAAACCTCTATACTGCCAATAGCAATATCGAGAAAGAACCAAGCGTCCAGGCACGGTAAAGTTTTCCAAATCGTAAGGAGCAGTGAGTTCAAACTCTACAAGAGACTTATTTTCCTGCGTCTTTTGAGAAATAATGTAGGAATCTTTACTAATCTCTGATGCTGGGTCAGCAACTCCATAAGGGTTAATGCCACCTTCAAAATTCACGTCATCAATATATTTGACAAAAATCTTGATTCTTTCAATGCGAGCATGTTTAAAATCATTTTTTCGACGCAACACTTGACTAATAACAAAACCATCATTAGCTATTCTGATTTTTGGACGATTGATTCTGTTGAAAATGTTTGATTCAAAATCCTCAACTTCAACAGCAATTGGCAAATAAGGAATGTTGTCCAAGACAATCTTGCCATTCAAGCCATTTGAACAAGGGTGAAACGGAAAGAAAGAATCTGGTTCATTCACCGTATCGTAGTAGAGTTTGTAAAACTCCAAGATTGCTGTTGGCTCCAAGTCAACTAAATCATTGGAAACTTTATTGTTAATTGGCATGACTATAAATAATAACGAGTGTAACTATAAATTACACGAATTTCTGGGCGATTTCTCCGAGGAGAAAAAACTACTTAAACTTTACCTTGCTTTTAGGGAAAGATCAAAGCCTTTACCAACGATAGCCAAGACGGTTTCTGGTCAACGTGAAGAATGGGTTCGATACTTCAACAAATTAATAGAAACAACCAACATTATATATGCTGAAAACAATGGAGAGATTATTGGTTTTGTGGCTTTTGATTTTAAATTAAATTCACTAAAAATACCAGACAATTTAACACAAATGATTCAAGAAAAATCGCAATCAAAGTTTTGCGAGTTTGTTTTTGCCGCTTCAAATTCTTCACTTTCTTTGCTTAAAAATGCGACTGCTGACATTTTTCAGTTGCTAAAATCAAAATATGGGATACTATACATAGTGGGAAATATTAATCGCCAACACAAAAAAGACAAATACATTAAAACCATACAAAGAATTTTTGGTTTTAAAGTTTTTCAAGATTTTGCACTTCATGAAATACCGTAATCGCTTTGACAGAACAGGAGAGTGTTCTGAAAAAGGACATGATGCAGAGAGCTTGTTCATCTCTATTGCTGAAAAACAAGGTTGGAAAGCTATCAAGGCAGACAGAAAACAACAACTAGCTCACATCGACGTGTTTTTGTTGAAGGAAAGTTACCCAACTTATTCTATAGACATCAAAGCTAGAAAAAAAATCAAAAGAACTGACTCAGAAACAAATGATGATTTGATTTGGGTTGAGTTTTTAAATGTCGCGGGCAATGGTGGTTGGCTCGTTGGCGCAGCAGATTACATCGCTTTTGAAAGAGAAAACGATTTTATCATGGTTAGTCGTCCCGCTCTTTGGAAACTCTGCATGAAAATTGTAGATCAAAACAGCAGAGTAACAGAATCAAAGAACGCGCTTTACAAAATTTACCAGAGAAAAGGCCGCAGTGATGAAATTTCAATTATTAAATTTTCAGATATTTTTGAAAATTTAAAGTTTAAAGTTTGGCCAAAATGCTAGAGATTGCCACATGTAAAAACAAATGGATTTGGAGCTTGATTTTTATCAGGATTCCCAAGAACGCTAGCACTTCTCTCTACAAACATTTGGGAGATTTTAATTTGATCAAAAAACATGAAAAGTCTTTTGATGTTCTCTTAAAAAACAACCTGTATCGACATTGGTTTTCACCAATTCATGCGAAGCCAAATGAGATCGCGCAGGTTTTAGGTAATGCCGTGCGTAATTACATGTCTTTTGCTGTTGTGCGAAATCCTTATGACCGCATGGTGTCCATGTATCGTTTTGCTGTTGAAAATGATTTGGGCAAAATCTACGGTATAGATTCAAATGTTTCGTTTACTGAATTTTGCGAAATTTTGAACGATAAACATGTAAATAAGGATAAAAATTTCATAGCAACTCACTCTCAAACCGAATGGTTGGAAGGCATTTTTAGACCAAATTTTGTTTTAAAATTCGAAAATTTGCAAAAAGATTTTGAAAATATGCTTTTAGAATGCAATATAAAACATATAGGATCAAACATTCCTCACGAAAACTCATCTCACAGAACCCATTATCGCGATTACTACAATTCTCATTGTCAGAAAATAACAGAAAAAATTTTTGAAAATGATATTGACACATTTAAATATTTGTATTAAAGTATCTCATGATCGGAACAATTAAAATTATTGGAGCAAACAACGCTACTCATGTTGAGTGGATGGAAAAGAGTTTTGAAAACTGCAAAATCATTCATAAGCATGGCACTGTGCATGATGTTTCTGTTCCAGAACGCGGCGAATTCCCTTTTGAGATCACAAATACTTGGGTGATTGAAGACTGTTTTATTTTTGAGGGATACGCTCATATTGAAGACTCGCTAGGAAAATTAGCTTTTGAATTTCGCGTAAGATGAAGTTTCTCATCATTGATTCTCATAAGGGTTCCGTCAAAGAACCTCAAAACCTACACTGGCTCAATGCCAAACAAATAAAGGACTATTTAGTTTCTATTGGTCATGAAGTTGATTTAATTTGGAGTTATCCAACAATCAATGAAAACATCAAAACAGGTTACGACAGAATCATTTTTAACCACGCTAGTCATTATTCTTATGTTGATTATGCTTGGTTGCAGGGCAGTCCAGACGCTAAACTTTTTCATATCACGAACGAGTACAATTTGGGTGAGCCAAGAGCATTGTGGATGGGGCTAAAAAGTGGTCGGCGCTATGAAGTTATCGCCAATCATCAACCTGAAGTTAGCAAAATTGTGCAAAAATATGTGGATAACTGGCACTTTGTTAATTTAAATACCTTAATTTTTAACCCAATTCTACCAAACAAACAAAAAAGCGGATGCGTTTATTATGGTTCCTTTAGGAAAGATCGCGAAACTTCATTCCGTAAATACCTTAAAGGCCATGTCACAGTTTCCACCCATCTCAAAAACAGAGAAAAATTTCAAAACATCGGAGTCAACGGGCCTTTCATTGATAGAATCAATTGGTCAAAAGATGGCCTCATGGATTTTAAGACTTCTTTGTACATCGAAGACGAAGTTACACACGAAAATTACAACTGTTTGGCAAACAGATTTTACGAGTGTCTTAATTATAACGTTCTTCCTTTGTTCGATGATGCTTGTAAAAATACCATTCTTTTGTCTGGTTATGATGTGGCTGATTATTTCATTGTTAACAATGAATCATCTTTGAGAGAGTTAACAGAAAATACTCCTGTTTCGTATCAATGCTATTTGCAACGCTGGAAAGAAAAAGCGGCCAGAGAAAAAACAAACACCTTGACAAACATCGCTTCTATTGTATCTTGATTTCGTTCAGAGAACTCCAACTAACAACAACAAAACAAATAAATAATGAGCAACATCATTGCTAATGCAATTGAAAAAGCGAAGCCAGAGCAGATCGACTTCTGCTGGGCTATCCTAAAATACAAAGAAATCGGCATTTTCCGCAAGGTAAAATCTCTTTGTTCAGCTTTAAATCTCTCGTTTGAGAAGGTTATCGCAGAACTGCCTCAAGAGAATGGCCGAGTCATTGATTGGGAAACTCGCCATTTCATTCACGACTGCCTCATCAAAGTTTCTAAGTCCAATAAAGAATAAACAAAGAATAAATAAATAATATAATATGAAGCAAAAGCCAGGTATTAGTTGGTACACTGTTTACAATCAAAAGGGTGATTTTCAAGCCTCTTACGACATGTGCTTCCGTGAAGCTTATGTTTGGGCGCTTGATTGCGCTAAGCACATCGGGGGCTACATCTGCGAATGTGGTGACGGTAGAGAAGAAATGATCGTCTTCAATACAAAGAAGAGTGAAAATTCTTGATTCTATTCCGCTTGTTTTGGAGCTTTTAGTTCAATACTTTAAGCTCAAAAATAAACTAGCCGTTTACGAAATCATCGAACGTGTTGATGCTCGCCTAGACTCCCTCGATAAAAAGAGGGAGGCTCTTAGGAAGATTCCAACGCCAGAAGCTCAAAGAGAAGCTTCAAAAATCACTGATGAAAT